TAAATAAGATTAATAGGAGAAATATAAAATGGCAACAGCCTCACAATCATTGTTCAACATGACAGTAGCATCTGATAATGCCGGTGGCAATCAGGGCTTATTAATGCCAAAACTACAGTTCAGATTCAGAGTTAACTTTTTGAATTTTGGAACAAACACAAGTACAATTGAATTAACAAAACAAGTTATTGATTGTTCTAGACCAAACGTTCAATTTACTGAAATCACATTACCAATTTACAACTCAACAATGTATTTGGCAGGCAAACATGCTTGGCAAACATTATCTGTCAACATTCGTGATGATGCTTCAAACAGTGTGACAAAATTAGTTGGTCAACAATTACAGAAACAAATGGACTTTGTTGAACAAGCTAGTGCTGCATCTGGTCAAGACTACAAGTTTCAAACAAACATTGAAATCTTAGACGGTGGAAATGGTACAACTGCGCCAATCGTATTAGAAACATGGGAATGTTATGGTTGCTTCTTACAAACTGCTAACTACAATACATTGAACTATGCTACTAGTGATGTAGTAACCATTGCATTGACAATACGTTTTGATAACGCAATTCAATCACCAATTGGTTCAGGTGTTGGTTCTACTATTGCTCGTACATTGGGTTCAATCGCTACAGGTATTGGTGGTTCTTTATAATAAGAATCTTAACTAAATAAATCTAGCATGTCTGGATTTTTTCAAAACGTACTAAAAGACGCTGCCGGAACATTTTTCGGCAGCGATTTCCTTCGTGATTACACCCACGCTAGCAAGACGTTTAGACCCAATGCATATCAAAATGCACCTAAATTTAAGTTTCTATTTCATGTTTACTTCCAACTTAATCCAACTGGGTTGCCAGAAACCAATTACGGACTATTAGTTAAAACAGTAAAACTACCCAGCTTTAACTTTGAGACTACTACATTAAATCAATATAATCGTAAACGTATTATTCAAACAAAAATCAAATACGATCCAATAACTATTGCGTTCCATGATGATAATGGAAATTCAATTAGAAGAATGTGGCAGGGATATTACAATTACTACTATGCTGATGGAACAAAACCGCAAGTAGTGTTTAATGGAGCAAGAGGAGCTAATCCAACGCGACAAGTAACAGGCGGCGGCGGAGTCGCAGGTGCAACCGATGCCACATATAATAGTAGAACGCAATATCAACCATCTATTACAGGGAATGAGAGTTGGGGCTATCAAGGTGGTACTAGCGATCCAACTGGTCAAAAAATACCTTTCTTTAAAAATATAACAGTGTTTGGTTTCAACCAACATAATTTTGTAGCTTACACATTGATCAATCCCATAATAACATCTTTCAGCCATGATACATATGACTATGCTCAGGGCAATGGAACAATGGAACATCAAATGACAGTGGATTACGAAACAGTAGTTTATAATGAAGGTCCAATGGATGGTAAAAGTCCTGGCAACCTTGTCACTGGATTTGGTGACGAAGCTAACTACGATAGAACATTAAGCCCTATAGCAAGACCCGGATCAAATTCAAATATATTAGGGCAAGGTGGGTTAGTTGATGGAGTAGGAGGTGCCATTAAAGATTTTACTGATGGTAATTATTTACGTGCAATTCAAGCAGCCGGTACTACATATAACACATTCAAAAATACAAATATATTAAATATTGCAAAATCAGAAGTTGTTAATGGTATAATTAATTCAGTCGGTGGAACACCAAATAGAAATGTTACTGTAGCAACTCCTGTATTCGGTGCTATTCAAAGTGCTATCGGAACTGCTGGCGCAAAATTAGCAGGGGCACAATCCTCACCACAACAAGTTGGTGCTAATCCTTACGCCGGAAAACAAGTCCCGTAAGAAAGAATAAACATGCCTCAAATTATAGATAATCGTACAAACTTAGATCAAACTGTTAGAATCTTTGATTCATTCTATGCATTTAACGCAGTGGTTAATGCAGTGGAATATGATATTGTATATTCATATTTTGTATCTGTGTGTGCTACTAAAAATATCGCAGCTAATTTCACTGCGGTGTTATTTAGAATAGCACAAGAAACACAGATACCTGTATTAGAGTTATTAGATCAAATCAAAGGTACAAAGAAGATGGAAATGAATCAAATTCTTGCTTATTATCTTAATAGTTTTAAAAGCAAAACGTCATTATATGGCATAGCCATCATACCAAAATCAAATCAACCGGTAGCACGTAATATTGTGCAATAAGTATGGCTAATTATGCACAAGGTACCTTCACTCCCAGAAATCCACAAAAATACGTAGGTAAGCATAAGCCAAAATACAGATCAGGTTGGGAATTAACGTTTATGACCTTCTGTGATACACACAAAAGTGTAACTCATTGGGCTAGTGAATCAATGTCTGTACCTTATCGTAGTCCATTAGACGGAAAGATGCATATGTATATTCCAGACTTCTTTGTTGTTTACCAAAACAAATTTGGCAAAGCAATTGCTGAAGTTGTAGAAATTAAACCCAAGAAACAAAGTCTAATTGAAAGTAGAACCGCAAGTGCAAGAGACAGAGCAGTGGTAGCAGTTAATCATGCTAAATGGCAAGCGGCCACTGCATATTGTAAAATGCAAGGTTTTTCCTTTCGCGTAATTACAGAAGATGATCTTTTTAGAAATGGGTCACGAAAGTAACTAAATACTTTTATGAACAAAAAATTAGAAGAATTATTTGAGTTACCGCAAGATGATATAGACAACTTGGCAAAACCAACACCAGAAAACGCTCAGGAAATAACTACTGAGGCATTAGATAGTCTATCAAAAATAGAACAAGCATTGCCACAAGTACGTGGATTAGAAGCCGCAGATGATGAGATGGATAGTCTTGCTACATTAGCACAAGACAGCTATAAAGATTTAATGGATTTGGGTATGCAAGTGGATAGCAGATATGCTAGTGAGATATTCAATGTTGCTGGAACTATGCTAGGTCATGCTATTACTGCAAAAACTGCTAAACTAAATAAGAAGCTAAAGATGATTGATTTGCAATTGAAAAAAGCACAATTAGATCAAAAAGAAGCAAATAGGGACAAAGAGATTGAAGCTACTCCAATAGGAGAAGGAAGAGAACTTGATAGAAACGAGTTGCTTAAGATGTTGGCAGCAAAATCCACTTAAAAAGATAAATAATATATACAGGAATAAAAAATGCGAAGCCTTAAACAATATATCATGGAAAGTGTACACACTTACAACTACACTATCAAAATTGCCGGCACCATTGACAAAAACTTTATAGATATGTTTAAGTACAATCTAAAAAAGTTTGACCCAGTGGAAATCGGCGAACCAAAAAGTACTCCAATACAGAAATCACCATATGGTTTTCCTAATTTAGAGAACGAAAGTGTGACATTGATTAAAGTTGAGTTTAGATACCCAGCGACAGAACCAATGGTACAACAACTTGCTCAATTATTAGGTTACAATGTTAACATGGTTCGTATGATATCAACTGATTTTGATGATAGCATTGACAGCGAAATGGCTGGATATGAAAATGAAATGAAAAATAGCCCATTGCTTGATAAAGAAGAATTAGGCGAACAGCCTGGTGCTAAAGAAGCAAGCAAAGCGTACGGGGATTCATATTTACAATCAATCAAAGACCAAGCCAAAGAGTCTAAGATTGATATTCCATATGCAGGAACAAGAACAAAAGATGTGTTTGACCCGTTCAAGCCATATTTAGATGATAAGAAGATGGGTGATAAGAGCCCAATGAGTACTATAAAGATGCCACCAAAGCCAAAGACTGGCGCAGCATATAACCGTTAAGGAAAACAAAATGGATATTAGAGATATATTAAAATCATTCGACCAATTAACCGAAGGTGATTCAACTGTTCACAAAGCAGGTCCAGGTGGATATGGTAATAGACATGGCACAGACGATGTTACTGATCAATATGGTAAACCAATTGGTCGTACAAGTTTAGCTAAAATGAATGATGCACCTGCTGTTAAGCGTGGCAAAGGTCGTCCCCCAAAGAACGCAGATTCTTCGGGTGAAGTTAAATCATATGACAGTTCAGCACTAAGCAAAGCAATGGGAATGGGTAAAGCACCTAACCCAAAAGGAAAGCCTAGTGTCAAGCATAGTCTTAAAGAATACTTTGATCAAATGGACGGCGCTTTAAGTGAAGCAGGTTTAGCAGTGCAGCCAATGCCAGCCACACCGGCAGTAAAGGCGCAACAGCAGATGGCAACAAAGCCATCTTTTATGATTAAAGATCCGGCTAACCCTAATATGCCGGCAATCACTACACAAGATCCAGCAGTAGTACAAGCAGCTAAGAATGGCACAATGTCAATGCAGAAGCCAGGCGCAGCTCCAGGTGCTACACCAGCAGCAGGCGCAGGTTCACAAGTTAAGCCAATGGGAGAAGGCGGAGATGTTGGTAAGCATAACAATGCTACTACAGGGTTTGATGCATTAGTTCGTAAATTGACACCCAAGTACGGTAAAGAAGCTGCTACAAAAATTGCAGGCTCACAATTAAAGAAAATGAAGATGCATGAATCACAAGGTGTGGCGGAAGCAGCAAAATGGCGCTCTAATCCAGATGCATACGATACAATTCAAAGAAATTTTGATACTGATCCCGATCGGCCGGTAAAAGTTTCTAAAGGCGACGTTGGTCGTAATACGTTAGAAAAACATTGGCATTTTGATGCCCCACTGACCGCGAGAAGTAGATCGTCGATAATGACAAAACTGGGAATAAAAGCTCAAGCCGGGAAACATGGTCCTAAAGGGGTGTTGCCAGAGCAAGGTATGGCGGAAGGCGTTAACGATGACGCAATGGCTGGTCTACAAAAGACAATAGATTTTGCCAAACAACACGGATATAAAATTTACAGATCACCAACTGGTAGAAAAATGAGATTTGTGAATAAAACCATAGACCATGAAATTCGTGCCAGGGTAGACAATGACGGTGATAGTATCAATGTAAACTATATGGATATGACTAATGGTACTAGTGGTAATGATGACGCATCATATTTTGATGAAACATTCAAAAGAGCCTACAATGAAGCACTAAGTGATTACGAATATAGAATGGATGACCAAGAAGAAAGGACAGGTATGAAGGAAGCAGAAGCACCACAACACTTTGCTCAATCAAGTCCACTAAGCAGTAATAATCGCGGTGTATTAGAAGGCAAAGAAACTATCAAAGGCTTTAGTGCTTGGAAAGAAAAAGCAGTGGCACGTGGATTTAAAGTAGAAAAAGTGGGCAAAGATCAATGGCGTGCCATAAATCCTAAAACAGGTAGTAGTAAGGGAACATTCATCACTACAGGAATTCCAGGTAGTGGTTCGCTGTATGGCAATGATAATTCAGGTACACCAGCTGGACACGGAGACTTATATGTTAAAGAGCAGGGTGTGGCGGAAGGCAAGAAGGGTGTAAATCCTTTTGCTAAGAAAGATGACAAGGCTGAAAAGATTGGAAAAAAAGTTACCAAAGATGAGAAGAAAGAGAACGCACCTAAGAAAGGTGTTAATCCTTTTGCTAAGAAATCTGCCAAACCAGACTTTCTAGACATGGACAAAGACGGCAATAAGAAAGAGCCAATGAAAAAAGCTGCTGCCGATAAGAGTAAAGGTGCAGCACCTAAGAAAGGTGTAAATCCTTTCGCTAAAAAGAAAGTAAAAGAAGGTATGGAACATAATTTACAAGCAGCGAGACTTCAAGGTAAAAGTCATGCACTAAGAAAAATGCCATACAATTGCACAAATGATGATATGGAAGAAGCACGTTGCTATCATGATGGCTTCAAAGAAGGCTTAGATGAGTGCTATGGTCAAATGCCAATATTAGGTCGTACAAGCGTTGGTGAAATGGGACAAGGTCCCGAAGTAGCTACTATGGCTAGTTATGGTGCTGATGACATGGGCGAAGCAATGTATGATGAAGGTAATGCTTTCACTGCCGGTCTTGCTAAAACACCACACGGTGGTAAGTTTAAAGTAGGTGGAAGTTCATTTACTGACAACTCAAGATATGATTCAAATTTAGATGAATTTGCTTTTGAAGCATTAGATAAACAATTAAATGCTATACTTGAAGATAAAAAAGTATCAGAAGGTATGACAGTTTCAATCAGTAAAGGTCAACAAGGATCACCTGATTCAGTAAGTGTATCAGCACAAGACGGTGAAGCAGATCAATTGTTATCTATCATCAAATCAGCAGGTATGGGATTGTTTGGTGGTGATGAACAAAATGGTTATGGCGCACCACAAGGCTCAGCAGGCGCACATGGTGGTATCAATGTAGTTGATGACCATGATGGTATGATGGCATTGATGAAGAAATTATCTGGTAACGGAGAGATGCAAGGTGGCGGCGACTATGAAGATGAAGAAGGCTCTGGTGAAGAAGGTCATATGCACGGTGAAGAAGAAACATGTGAGTCATGTGGCGGTATGATGGAAGAGAATCATCAATGTGAGTCTGATGAACAATCAGTTATGGGTGAAGATGAA